GATGGTGCTTTGCTCATTTCCAAAACTCGCTTGGGACCATTCTTCATAGCACATTTCTTGAGATATTGCTCCCATAATGCTGAAGGACTATAGCCACATTGTGCACTGTTTTGAAAATATTGAAATTGTGCAATCGAGTTTGACTGCACCTCAAAGAATTGTATAACTTCCAACATCCAGGTCATAGAATCACTAGATTGCTTATTGCGATAGCCAACATAAGGACACGTGGTCGATGTGGTAGTACCCGCTAAATAAAGCGTGTTGAAAGTCGAAATATCAAACACATCCTGAGGTATCCAATTGGCCTGAATGGATGTGGTTGTTGATAAAGCTTTCACATTGTTGGATGAAGCAAATAACGCTGTCGGTGTAACTCCTGTTACATTCGTTGGCGTAAAATTTTGCGATGGATTTGCTCCAGCGAACAGATACGGCATAGTAACATTACCACTATACCGAATGGAAAGCCGAACTGCTGCACTAATCGGTCTTGCAGTGCCAATCGTGTTGCCAGCTGCTGTTTGATTAGTCCAGGTATTTGCAGTCACTGTTCCAGCACTATACAATGCAATGCTGGAAGTTTGTTCATATATATTACTAGCCGCATTTGACGACAAAGCTCCTGGCACAACGTACGACATTAGGTCTGTAGAAGATGACAGAGATGTAGCCAATTGAACAGCATAGCTTCCCCAGATTCCTGTAGGCATACCAGAACCTCCAGTGGAGATAGGTGGTACATCAAAGGGGTTAGATAAGTGACCAATCCACCAATTAGCTCCTTGACCTGCGTCAACCATAGGCACCAGGTCTCGATATCGAGAGGCTGGCTTTCCACGGTCCACCCGAAATTTCTTAGATTGTCCATTCTTATGAACAACTGCGGTGGTTGTAGTTGTTTTGGTTTTTCTTTGACGAGGTTTCTTCTTTTGAGAGGTTTTGGTGGTTGTCTTTTTAACAAACGCAATCTTCTTACCAGATTTGGGGCCATATGGATTGGGTGCTGACATTTGGTGTACAGAGGTAGATCCTGGAGTGCAGGCGTACGTATCTACGTCGTGTATCGAAAATAAACGAGCGTGCATCTTCAATTCTGAACTCGTCACGACGATATCACCGATGCATTTTGTGGTAACACCTTTGCCAGTATACATTGTGCCGTCCCAAATCTCACGCCCTGTGTACAGAGCCATGAGTTCAAGATCGGACTTCCAAACAGAATGAATGTTTTCTATAGTCAAACCATTCACACTGCCGACTAACTCATTTTGATAGTTATGTAGAACGTGATTGATAAAGGTCTCTATCTTCTCACGACATTCCAAGTTCATAAAGGAATCAGTGCGTAAAGCATATGCACGAAGGAGATGCCAACGAATGTCGTCAAGCTTCGATCCAACATACAGTGACCCTAACACTTTTTCCGGTTCAGGTGAAGGCATATACATTCCTGTTATCATCACAAACCCTTGTGATAGGAAGCGTATAAGTTCAAGGACAACTGGATCAAACGAATCGGCTGTGGTGATTACACCAAGCTCTTCCGTCCAAACTTTTGCGATCGCTCGAGCATTAAACCATGTATTGCAGGCATCGGACACACTAAAGGCATCATCATCACCATTCCCTTTCATAAACACATTATCCATCAAGTGATTATAATCATAAAATACCTCTTCGCCTGTAGTTTGATAAAAATCAGGATCAGAAAGTGGCTTTTCTGCGTTTCGCATATTATTGCCCATCTTTCTTCGAAAAGGTTCACTTAGTCGTAACCATGCGTAAAACATGAATCTAATCAAGATCATCGTGTTGTCGACTATGGTGTTTATACATCCGGATGGATTACCAGTAAATTTCCTGATCAAATCTCCTAGATCTAAAACACATACAGCATATATAATTGCCGCGTATATATTTCGCAATGCGTTCCAAGCAGCAGAGGTACGATACTCCGGCTTTAAATAACTAAATCGCAAGCGACATTGGTCCCATAATGCATCTGCAAATAATGAACTATCAAAGTTTTTCCCATCCAATGAATAAATATTCGGATGTCGTTTTAAACCTTGACCAAGCCGATCCCATCCCCCAGCAAACTTCGACTGCCCAACGAAGGACCAAGTACGGTTTGAGGAACGATAGAACCTAGAGTTCATATCCAGGCAATACATGTTTCCAGACACAGAGTGCTCTATTGGTGAAGCAGTGAAGGTGCGCAACTTATTGTCGAG